GAGAAAATGGTTCATTCATCAAATATTAAAGGAAACAATGATGAAAAAAGAAGTCGCTCAAGTATTTGACGATCTCGACGCACTGCTAGATTTTTGCAGATTCGAACTCCTGCCGTTTAATCCGGCAGATTTGTACAACCGTAACTCTAAGGTCTATCGTGACTTTGAGTATTCCAAGAAGCCTAAACGTGCTTGGAATAACGACAAGCCTCGCTTTAACAGCGACAAGCCTCGTCACAACAACGGTTATAACAATAACTACAGGAATGGTCGTCAGTGACCATCTACTTAGTAGATCTCGAAGCAGTTTCCACTCGCTACACAGGCGAGTGGAAGACTCACTTACCTGCTATCTTACGAAAGGCAGGACATAATGTCCACATTATTTCAGGTCCTACTGATATCCCAAGTGCTACTACTCCTGGTGCTTTTCTCAATTTTGGTGGCACCAACATTTACAAGTCTGCACAAGTTGAAGAAATGGGTAGACTCTTCACTGGGGGTAAAGTACTTGCTGGTGACCATTTTATCTTTACAGATGCTTGGCATCCTGGTGTCGTCAACTTAAAGTATATGAGTGAGTTGCTGGGCATTCCAGTAACCATACATGGCTTATGGCATGCTGGCAGTTATGATCCTCAAGACTTTCTCGGACGCTTAGTTGGAGATAAACCTTGGGTAAGGCATGCAGAGAAAAGTTTTTACCATGCGTTTGATCACAACTACTTTGCCACAGACTTTCACATTCACATGTTTTACAAAAACTTGATCCAACCTGATCCGGATCGTAAAGTAAGTATGTATAAGACTGTATTTGACGATACGTTGTTCAACAACAAGGTTGTACGCACAGGCTGGCCCATGGAGTATATGGATGATATCTTAGTTCCTTACAAAGGAATGACCAAGCGGAATTTAATTTTATTCCCGCATCGTATTGCTCCAGAGAAGCAAGTTGAAATCTTCCGCGACTTAAAAGAACACTTGCCACAATATGAATTTGTTGTGTGTCAGGATCAACAACTGACAAAAAATGAATATCATAATTTGTTAGGTGAGGCTAAACTAGTGTTCAGTGCCAACTTGCAGGAAACACTTGGCATCAGTTGGTACGAAGGTGCAGTAGTAGATGCTATTCCTATGGTTCCGGATCGTTTAAGTTACAGCGAAATGGCCTACGATACATTCAAGTATCCGTCACATTGGACTGAAAGTTTTGAAGCGTACAATGCTCATCGTCCAGAACTGTGTGGAAAAATTATACAGTATATGGAAAACTATGACAAATTCTTACCACAACTCAGAAAACAAACCAGAGACCTTACAGAGCAGTTCTTTAGTGCCAACGGACTGTATAACAATCTCAAGTAGTCCTGCAGACTTGGATTTTGGATCAATTACTATTGATGTGAGTGACTACAGTGCCGCACAGTCCATGTATACTATAGTCAACGGTGTCATTGATACTATAACTATAACCGGTAACGATATACCGTTTGGTCATCCTAGTGGATTGTGGAGACCTCCAGAACCATTTGTTAATGGATTTCCCGACTGGGAAGAATTTAATAATATGTGTAAAGAATATCCTGGATTAGAAAAAGTCTACGAACATATGAAGGCATACTACAATATGTGCAAGGACGACTGGGAATCAAAGAAAAAGGATGATGAAGGATAATGGAGTTGTTTGTTCTGCATTCTGGCGACACGCTAATCTAAGAGGTGATGACAGGATTTTTCCCTGCTGTCGTTTTAAAACGCCGGCAGGTGTTTTCACGGGCTCGTTAGTCAAAATACTTTCGTCAGACGAATACAAATTATTAAGGGAACAAAGCACAGCCGGTATTCCTATTACAGGATGTGAAAAATGCTATCACGAAGAAAGTCTAGGTAAAGAAAGCCTACGTCAACAATTTAACAAAGAATACAATAGAGACTCCATTAAGTTAGAATATTTCGAAGTTGGCTTTGATAATATCTGTAATCTAACCTGTGACGGGTGCTTTGATGAATTTAGTTCAGCATGGGCTGAAAAGAACAACCCCGATACTCCTAAAAAATTATTGATTACTAAAACCAAAGAAATAACTTCTGTTCCAAGATCTATAAAAAAAGTAATGTTCTTGGGAGGTGAACCTTTGATGACTAATCGTCATAAAAAGTTTCTTAAAAAGATCAAGAACAAACACTTGGTCACAGTGACTTATAATACCAACGGCACATTTGATCTTGACAGCGAAACAATAGAGTTATTAGATGAATTTAAAAATGTAAATTTCATTGTTAGCATAGACGGATTTGGAGCACTCAATGAAAGAGTTCGTTCAGGTAGTAAATGGGCCGATATTATTAAATTTATCGATCAAATTGATGATTTAGACTTTGATATTTCTATTCATACCACTATACACGTCAACAACTGGTTTGGAATTGTAGACTTGTCAAAGTTCGTGGAAAGAATGAAACTCACTTGGACAACTAATGTCTTGACTTATCCTAAAAAATTAGATATAATGAACCTATCGGCAGAAGATAAAATTGAACTTCAGGCAATACTCGAACAAATAAATGTACCCAACAAAGACTACATTTTGAATCACATCAAAAAAGGCACGTATGATTAAAGCATTTTTAAACTGGCTCAACAACATCGGTCGTAAACGTATTATAATGGATCGAGAATCCAACGAACCATATCTAGAAAGGTATTATGTTTTTCTTAAAGAACGAAGAAAATTTCCATTTAATGTGTTTATACACAAGTTTCTTAAATCAGACCCCGATGATGTGCATGATCATCCATGGCCTTACGCTACTTTAATTTTAAAAGGCGGCTATTACGAATGGACTCCTGTATTCGATAGCAAAGGTTCCAAGATTGGAGAAACACAGCATTGGCGTGGTCCCGGTCATTTTAGATTTTGCAGTGCCAACAGTTATCATCGTATTGAATTAGATCCAAGTGTAGAATGTTGGACAATGTTTATGCCTGGACCACAACGCAGAGAGTGGGGGTTCCTAGTAAATAACCGGTGGATACACAATGAACAATATTTGGAAAGCAGGAAAAATAACAATGAAAAATCCGTTGCTGGAATCTCTGGGATTTAAAAATTGGTTTAAAACTGGAGCAATTAAAAGTAGTCTGCCGGTAACTTGGTTGCCCGCAGACCTTTCTAACTTTACATGGTTAGAAACTTATCAAACACATGAAGTTCCCAAAGAGGACAAGTGGAATACGCATGCCACTGATCTCAAACTCCAATTAGAAGATTTATACGCAGAGTGGCAAGTTCCCAAAGAACCTACACTACATTATATGTGTCTTAGTCCTGAACTATCTAAAGGTCTGAAACAGGCCTATGATAAATTTGACTACGGTAAGAAGCACTATAACTTTTTAAAAATCACGCCAGGTTATCTAAGTTTTTGGCATTTTGACAGTTATGCTACATTTATCAAAGAGCATAATTTAGGACCAGAGCATCAAAAGAAAATAGGTCGTTCGGCAGTTATGCTGACTGATTGGAGTTTTGGGCAAGTACTACAAATTGGACGCAATGTCATCAGTGAGTGGAATGCCGGTGATGTTTATACTTGGTACGGCGACACTTGGCACGGTGCCGCAAACTTTGGTATTCAAGATTTTACAGTCATGCAGGTAACTCATTTAAATGACTAAGATTACCTACGATCATCGCGACAAGCCTCTAGGTGGTGCATTTGCCATAGAGGATCCTAATTTTATAAATGCACTGATCTCCTATGATGCTTATAATGAACACACATTCTTTGGCAAGTATACCACTGACGAATTTTGTGAACAATACCTAGCATGGATTAAAAGCACAAGCCTAAGTAGATTTGTTGGCTTGGAAGATTTTAAACATTCTGTATTCAGTGCAGGCACTACAGAAGCCTTTGATAAATTTTACATGAAGAATCACACACGTAGATTCCGTTGTTTCAAAGGCGAATACATGTATCACCAATTGGCATGGCGCAACAGTTGGCCCGATTGGAAATATTTGGAAGACGATTTACTGCATGTCAACGATGCAGTTGTCATTAGTTTTCCATTCGCAGATACAGGTAACAAACACGAGTCATATGAATGGCTCATGAATAAATGTACAGAGTTAAAAATTCCTGTTCTCATAGACTGTGCCTACTATGGCATTAGTTCAAATATGATCTACGACTTTACATACCCATGCATCACAGACATTGCATTCAGTGTTAGCAAATACTTTCCTATTGCACATGCAAGAGTAGGTATGCGTTTGACAAGAATAAATGATGACGACCCATTGTTTGTTTACCAGTATAGAAGTTACAATAACAAGTACGGTGCAAAACTAGGTAGTTATTTTTTACAACAATTTTCGCCAGACTATATTACAGTCAACTACAAAAACAAGCAATTAGAATTTGCAGACATTTTAAATGTTGAACCATCTAATACTGTTATGTTTGCACTGGGCGATGGTAAATGGCAGGAATATAATCGCGGAGGCTCGATGAATCGATTGAGTTTCCACAAGTATCTGCATCTAGATAAAGATGAATTCATAACAATAATAAAGGAAAAATATGGCAATTTGCTCACATAACGATTGGGATCCATTAGAGGAGATCATTGTAGGCACCGCAGACCACTCAATGTTACCAACAATGAGTAAAGCAGTACAAGCGTTTAGTTACGCAGAATATGGCTTGGAAGAACTACAAGTATTGCAAGGCCCGCACGATCAACGCATCCGTGACGAAGCCAACGAAGACTTAGAAATACTTGCTGACACACTTCGTGGATTAGGTGTTAAAGTGCATCGTCCTCGAAGTGTTGACCACAGTAAAGAGTTTAGTAGTCCTGACTGGACTACAACTGGTTGGTATACATTCTGTCCACGTGACTTGTTATTGCCATTAGATAATCTAGTACTAGAGGCCGCAAGTCCAGGACGTTGCCGGCAATATGAAAGTCGTGCTTACTACGACTACCTAACACAGCAAGTGGAAGAAGGTGTAGAATGGATTTCAGCACCCAAGCCTATTTTGCTAGATGACTTATATCAAGTAGAAGACCTAAGCAAGCCCACAGTTAACAATCACGAAATTATCTGGGAAGCGCCTAACGTTGTGCGCCTTGGTAAGGATTTATTGTATCAAGTTTCTAACACAGGTACACTTAAAGGTTACCAGTGGATGAAGAACATTGTTGAAAAGCGTGGTTACAAACTACATTTGGCAGAAGGCTTTTACTTCTTTGCACACTTTGATTCAACAGTTATTCCATTGCGTCCAGGCCTGGTTATGTTTAATGGTGCTCGTCTGCGTGAAGACCATTACCCACAAATCTTTAAAGACTGGGATAAGATTTGGATTACTCCAGAAATGATGTATACTGCGCCGACACAATTACCTGGCGGTATTCCTCCTTGTAGTCCTTGGATTGGTATGAACATGCTAAGTGTTAATCCAAACTTGGTTATTATTGACAAGGATCAAGATGTAATGCGCAGAGTATTAGAGAAGCACGGTATCGAATCTATCGGCTTGCCACAGCGCCAAGCACGTACAATGAGCGGTGGTTTTCATTGCCAAACATTAGACGTCAAGCGCAAAGGCAGTTTGGAGAGTTACTTTGGGGATTAAGCAACCTGGGTACGGTGCAGTACCTTCTGTGTCTACTGCGCCTCTAATAGTTGGACAAGTTTATACTACTAATAATACCGGATCCAGTTTCAATTGGGCTAATAATGGTATCAGTAATTCTAATATACTAACTGCTAAAGATAATCCTGCTAGTTTAGAAGTTAAAGGTAAGATGATCGTTAATGGTAGAGACTTAGAAGAACGGTTAGATACAATTGAAAAGGTATTGCAAATTCCTGAAAGAGATGTTAAACTAGAGTCTAAACATCCAAAACTTAAAAAGATGTACGACGACTACATCAAGGCTTTGGCAAAGTATAGAACATTCGAAGCAATTAAAGGAGATGAATGATGGAACTACATGAATCAGTGCGTAGCACACGAATCGAATCAACTGTTAAAGAAAGTGGAGGTTTTCGAGTACGGTTGGTCAAGCACGAAGTGCTGAACCCAAAAGGCTTGTTTAGTATTGAGTTGATTAACGAATCACTGGACCAAGACGGTCTTGTAAGAGATGCAAGTACTTACAATTACTTCATGACCAAAGAAGAACTTCAACGTTTAGCATACGCTCTTACACTATGAAAAAAGTCTACGTTAGTTGGAATGACGTACAACGTCAAGTTCAAGAATTAATTCGACAAATGTGGATCGATGGATGGACTCCTGACTATGTCGTAGGCATTACCAGAGGCGGGTTAACTCCAGCCAATCTCGTTAGTCAATACCTTGGACGTCCTATGGAAACACTTAAGGTCAGTCTTAGAGACGGCAGTCAGTGTGAAAGTAATCTATGGATGGCCGAGGATGCATTCAACGGCAAGAAAATTCTAATCGTCGACGATATCAACGACAGCGGTGCAACATTGAGTTGGATTAAGTCCGATTGGCCTAGCGGATGTTTTCCCAACGACGACAAATGGAAAGATGTTTGGAACAAAAATGTACGTGTTGCTGTACTGTACGACAACGCAGTAAGTGAAAGCACATTAGAAGTAGATTATTCTGCTGAAAATATTAACAAATACGAAGACCCACAATGGATTGTATTTCCGTGGGAAGAATGGTGGCGTAAATGGAATCCAGAGGAGCAACATCATGACTGATATTGAACAAGCAATGAACGAAGGTCGTGCAGTATGGACTGACCTTGCACACAAGACTGACAGTGTATGGGTATTCTATGACAAATATCCTGTGACTGAGGGTCACTTACTGTTTGTTCCAGCACACGAAAATTATGCCTGTGTTATGAAATGCTATGAAGCCGCATACAGTATGGGCATGGAAGGTGTGATTGCTGAACAGTGGGATGGATTTAACGTTGGACAAAACTTTGGAGAAAGTGCTGGGCAAACTGTGATGTATCCACACATTCATATGATTCCAAGACGTAAAGGTGACATGGCTGATCCCCGCGGCGGTGTTAGACACGTTATTCCAGAAAAAGGAAACTACAAGAAATGACAGATAATACTGTTACTGTAGCATGGAATGAACGTCAGACTGGATTCTGGTGGAATGAAACTTGTGCTATGGTACTAGAAGTATTTGGTTTACCGGGCGGCAGATACGAGTCAAGGCCCGAGACTGATTATATGTCATTTACTTTTAAAAACAAACGAGATGCAGACTTGTGTCGCATTTTATTAAGTGAAAGACTATAATGGAAATATTAATTATCTTGACGTTACTTGTAACCAAACACTTTATTGTAGACTTTCCTTTACAAACAAAGTTTCAGTGGAGCAATAAAGGAACTTACGGGCACCCTGGCGGTGTACTTCACGCCTTATTGCACTATATTGGTACATTTCTAGTGTTGGTTTTCTTTGTCCCGCCTTACATGGCCATACTATTAGGCTTTGCTGACGGTGTAATACATTATCACATTGACTGGGCCAAAATGAATTTAAATGCAAAACTAAAATGGACGCCCAACACTCATGAACAATTTTGGTGGTTGCTAGGTTTAGATCAATATTTACATTACCTCACATATATAGGAATAGTTGCATGGAGCACTGGCGTAATTTTCTAATTATTTTTACAGTATTTGTTGCTGTATTGATTTTGATAAATTCAGATTTTGGAGAATCTGGAAGATATTACGACTGTAGGGAAGCGCACTGGCATCCAGATTATCCTGTTGGTGTTAAAGAACAATGTCTTGATTTGTATCGACAAGAACGGCGCAGAATTGAACAAGAAGAACTAGATAAGAAAATTATAAGAACATGATAACTCTAAAATTTAGTGTAACCAATCCCTGGTGGAATAGATTTGCCAATATCAAATGCTGGGCAGGTAAGACACCGTTTAAAAATAAGTTTTGGGAAGTGCAGATTATGAAAAGCGACGATCTATTAACTATTGATCTACGTGTGACTGCAAGGCAAGATCATGCCGGAGCAGAGTTGTGGTTAGGCGTTTTTGGATATGCTGTCAATTTACAATTTTACGACAATCGTCACTGGGACAGTGAAGTAGAAGATTGGCAAGCATACGGCAAATAATTTTGGTGTTTTGTTGACAAAACCTAAATAAGAATGTATTATAATACAAACACGAGAACCACCTCGTTAACTCGGAGAACAAATTGACACAAGAATTTAAACCAGATCCAACAATGAACGGTCCCTATAATAAGGAGTTTGTTGAGGACAAATATGAACCGTTAGGTAAACCGGTTTATGTTAAAAAAGAAACAGGACTTGACGCAATGGCAGGTGATGGCGGATATCAAGAAGCATACCTAGGCGATCATATTCGCTTTAAAATGAAACGTGATCAAAAACGTTTCTGGGCAGGTGATAACATCAGCGATTACTTGCATGAAGGCGACATAGAAAAACTAATTGACGAAGCAACGCCGGCATTTGAACAAGTGCTGGATCGTTTGTTGATTGATCGAGAGAACGATCCCAATAGTAAAGGCACAGCAAGACGCCTTGCTAAAATGTATTTTAATGAAATAATGGCAGGAAGATATGAACCAGCACCAGACGCTACAGCGTTTCCAAATGATTCGGCAGACCGTTACGAAGGCATGCTCGTGGTTCGCAGTGAACTTCGCAGTATGTGTAGTCATCATCACCAACCCGTTACTGGGGTTGCTTATATTGGCATTATTGCGGCACAAAAACTAATTGGTCTTTCAAAGTATACACGCATTGCACAATGGTGTGCTAGACGTGGCACACTACAAGAAGAACTTGCCAACGACATCGCACGTGAAATTCAAAAGGCCACTGATGCTACAGATGTAGGAGTTTATGTACAGGCTGTACATGGATGTTGTGAAAATCGTGGCATTATGGCACATAGTTCGTTGACACAAACTACTGTACTCAAAGGTGCGTTCAAAGATGACATGGGTACTAAGAAAGAGTTTTTTGACAACATTAAACTCCAACAAGATTTCGCTCCACGATAAGGAATAATATGCAAATTAGAGTAAAAGAAAATCTAGAAGAATTTGGTAAGTGTGGATGCGGTCGTAGTCCAAACGGTAAGTGTATCGGATGGCATGGCTTGACGGAAGAACAATACAAAGATGCGCTTGAAAAGTACATGACAAATCAAACAGACACAAAAGGTGACCCTGTATGAACTGGTTTGACAAATGGCTTTACAAAAAGACTCGAGATATGTGGGATAATCGAGACAAGTACGAACAAGATTCATCAAACAAATGGTTACAGGATAAACATAAAATGGCAATTGGTATGGGAACAGCAATGGTGGAACGTGGCCGTGCAGAAGGCGAAGGTCGCATTACATTTGAACTAAGCACCGCAGTAGGCGGTAAGATTCTTAATGTACGTCATTACGATGATCGTAAAGACAGACATGATAGTCAGACATACGTTATACCCAACGGAGAAGATGTTGGAGAACGTGTAGCAAAGATTATTAACCTGGAATTATTTAAACAATGAGTAAAATTAAAATTGCGGAACTGTTTTACAGTATCCAAGGAGAAGGACGCTACATGGGTGTCCCGTCTGTGTTTCTACGCACATTTGGCTGTAACTTTAAGTGTGCTGGATTTGGAATGCCACGTGGCGAAGTAAGTCACGAAGCAACAGACATTGCGGCAACACATACAATGATTGAGTCATTTATGAAATATGAAGATCTTCCACTAGTTAGTACAGGCTGTGACAGTTATGCTAGTTGGATGCCAGAGTTTAAAGATCTAAGTCCAATGTTAGAAAGTAACGCTATTGTAAATCGTATTATGGAGATACTTCCTCACAAGCGTTGGGAAGATGAGCATCTAGTTATTACAGGTGGTGAACCTTTGCTAGGTTGGCAACGTGCTTATCCAGACTTACTAGATCATCCTAGTATGTGGCGTCTTAGAGAAATTACTTTTGAAACAAACGGTACTCAAAAACTTACAGAAGAGTTTAAAGAATATCTAGTAGAATGGCAAATGCCTAACATGGATTTTTCTAGAGAAGTTACATTTAGCGTAAGTGCTAAACTTCCATGTAGTGGTGAGAAGTGGGAGGAAGCAATCCTTCCAGAAGTAGTATGTGAGTACGAAGAGTTTGGTACAGCATATTTGAAATTTGTTATTGCTACTGAACAAGACTTTGCTGATGCTGAGTGTGCTATTGCCGCTTATCGTAAAGCAGGATTCAAAGGACATGTTTATCTAATGCCAGTGGGCGGTGTTGAAAGTGTCTATGCACTAAACAACCGCACAGTGGCAGACTTGGCAATGAAAAACGGACTGCGTTACAGTGACCGTTTACAAGTACCGTTATTTAAAAATGAGTGGGGGACCTAATGAAGAAAATTATTAAAAAGTTATTTGGAATAGATAAGATCGAAGCGCAAGCCGAAAGATCGTTGGCTATTGCCGCAGAGGCTGCTGAAACTGCAACCAAAGCAACTAAAGCCGCCGAACGTGCTAAACAAGCAGAAGAAACTGCTAAACAAACTCCTAAACAACGTGCCACTGCCAAAGGCGAACCGTATATTGCTGTTTTGGAGACACATGTTAATAAAGAAAATCTGCGTAACGGCTTTTTGGAACTTGACTGGAACGATGAGTTTGTGTTACAATTGAAACAACAAGGTTACGGTTTCGATGGTGATCCAGACGAAGAGATTGTAGATCGTTGGTTCAGAACATTGTGCAGAGACATTGCCGGAGAAGAAGGTGTTGATATGACCGAGAGAGGCGCTGGTTATATCAACGTTAAGAAAATTGCTGAAGGTAAATCGGAAGTTTCATGACATATATTATAGTTGATACTGCTAACACATTCTTTCGTGCTAGACACGTCATTAAAGGCGATGCTGACATTAAGTTGGGCATGGCCTTTCATATTACTTTAAACAGTATCAAAAAGGCATGGCAAGACTTTGGTGGTAGCCATGTGGTGTTCTGTCTCGAAGGTCGTTCGTGGCGTAAGGATTACTACGAGCCATATAAGCGTAATCGAAGTGATGCCCGTGCGGCACTTACTGTAAAAGAACAAGAAGAAGATCAACTGTTCTGGGAAAGTTTTGATATGTTTAAAACTTTCATCGAAGAAAAGACCAACTGCACTGTATTGCAACATAAAGAATTAGAAGCAGATGATTTGATTGCAGGATGGATTCAAAGTCATCCTAGTGACAAACATGTGATCATTTCGACAGATAGCGATTTTTATCAACTGATATCTCCCAACGTAAGTCAGTATAACGGTGTACAAGAACATCATATTACCTACGAAGGTGTTTTTGATAAAAAAGGCAAAATGGTCATAGACAATAAAACAAAAGAACCTAAGGCTATTCCCGATCCTAAATGGCTGCTTTTTGAAAAATGTATTCGTGGCGACAGTAGCGATAATGTGTTTAGTGCCTATCCTAAGGTGCGTAAAAACAAATTAGAAGATGCATTTAAAGACAAAGATAATCGCGGATTTGCTTGGAACAATCTCATGCTTCAGCGTTGGGTCGATCATAACGGTGACGAACATCGTGTACTAGAAGACTACGAACGCAATCGCCGACACAGCAATATGCAGAACCACTTAATGCGAGGTATCATCAATGACTGAATTACATGCTAAACCCGTGATAGACGGAAAGTTTTGGATCGTAGAAGATCAAGGAAATAAAGTTGGTATTTTGAAAGTCACCGAACAAAAGAAATATGTGTTCAGTAGCAAAGACAAAGTTGCAACTTTTGATAATAAAAAGAAATTGTTCGAGACATTTGGCAAAGACTTTTTTATTTCGAGAGGGTTCTCATCTGAAAAAGAAATCGACACAGAAGTACATGGATACTCTACAAGTTCAACTCCGCACAATCCAATGTTCGATGTGCGAAAAAATTTACCATTGTTTACAAAGAGTGAAAAAAGTAAAAGCGTATATTGTGCTGGCTATTACATTATCAAATTTGAAAAAGGGTGGGTCAAGAGTTTTTGTCCTAAATTAATCACCATTGAGAGATATCCCTATGAAGGGCCTTTTAAAACAGACATTGAGATGAAACAAAGGCTTTCTAATGCAAAAAGATAATATAAACACGATAGCATTGCAAACCTTTATTAATCAAGTTCGAGGAGCAGAACTTGGTAATCAAAGGGAAATACGGTTAGACATAGCCACTGCAAAAACACTTAGTCATACATTGTCCCTAGTTATGACAAGGTTAGCAGGAAATTACGAAGGTCTAATACAGTCTGTGCAACGTGTAGAGCCAGAAGTTCAAGTAAAAATGGACGGGGGAAATTGGGACGAAAAGTAATAAATATATGCGTACATAATTTGGATACGCATAATATGAGCAGACCTAGACCCAAAATAATTTTAGAAAACATCAACAAGAATACTTTTAAAAGTAATCAAATCCTCGAGGCCGAGGCCATTTGGGCTGTCTTTTATAAAGGACAGCCTTTTAATTTGAAAAGTCAAGATAGTCTAAGCGGCTATTCTGGAAGCAAATATAAAAAAGTTAGTTTTTCAAATCCTGGACATGCACTTAATTTGGCTAAAAAACTAAACTCATTGTTTGATTCAACAGATTTCAAAGTTGTTAAGTTAACGCACGGCGAAGAAATTTAATGAATCAGGAAACCTATACTAAGATTTTTTTGAAGGCAGGCAATTTGGCCGTGACTGAAGAAAATATCTTAACGTATTCTAGAAAATGGTTTATGAATAATCGTAAAAAAGAAGAGGGCGGCTTACGATTAACAGAAGACGGTTTTGATTTTCTAAAGACAAACTTGGATCTTAGAGTTTACGAAATACCGTTTCCTGCCAGTTTGGATTTAAAACCTCAAGTTATTCTTTTTTTGGACAAGTTCATTGACTGTCCATACTTCCTTACTCCTGAAACCATTACGGTTTTGGCAGAGCGAAAAGCATTTGAACTACACTTATTTTCAGGTGATGTTCGCCAATACGGCTTAAACAAAGCCATGACTCGAAAAAAGTCTGCCCAAATCTCCTAAAAGTAGTTGACATTAGTGCCGTTTTGCCATATAATAGTGGTACTGCGAAACAGTTTTAACACACCCTTAACAGGAGCATTTAATGGCAAAAGTAGAAATCATCAACCGTCAAGTTAGCCCAAATGGTGCTAAGAACGCAATCCGCAAAGCGTTCAAAAAGAAGCGTCCAATCTTCCTGTGGGGTCCTCCAGGAATTGGTAAGTCTGATATCATTCACCAAATTGGTGGAGAGATGTCTGCCCACGTAATTGATATCCGTTTGAGTTTGTGGGAACCTACAGACATCAAAGGTATTCCATATTTTGATCCTAATCAAGGTAAAATGGTTTGGGGTAGTCCGAGCGAACTGCCTGACCAAGAATTGGCTAGTAAACATCCGCATGTAATTTTGTTCCTTGATGAAATGAACAGTGCGGCTCCTAGCGTACAAGCGGCGGCCTATCAGTTGATTTTGAATCGCCGTGTCGGTCAATACAAACTGCCAGACAACGTTCTAATCGTTGCCGCTGGTAACCGTGAAGCAGATAAGGGTGTTACTTATCGTATGCCTGCTCCGTTGGCTAACCGTTTCCTACATTTGGAAATGCGTGTAGATTTTGACGACTGGAGTCAGTGGGCTACTAACAACCGTATTCACAAAGACGTAGTGGGTTACTGCACTTTCGCTAAGAAAGACTTGTACGACTTTGATCCAAAGTCAGCAAGCCGTAGTTTTGCTACTCCCCGTAGTTGGAGTTTTGTCAGCGAGTTGTTGGAAGAAGACGACACTGACGATACCACAATGATGGATCTTGTCAGCGGTGCTGTTGGCGAAGGGTTGGCTATCAAGTTCATGGCTCATCGCAAGATTTCAAGTAAGATGCCTAAGCCTGAAGATATTTTGGCAGGCAAGGTTAAGAAAATGGATTCGAAAGAGATTTCGGCCATGTACTCTTTGACTGTATCCTTGTGCTATGAATTGAAAGATGCGGCTGATAAGAACGATAAAAAGTTCAACGATATGGTCAACCATTTCTTCCGTTTCATGATGGATAATTTTGAAACTGAGTTGGTGGTTATGGGTACCAAAGTTGCTCTTACCCAATATCAACTGCCGTTGGATCCAGACGAGATCGACTGCTTTGACGAGTTCCACGACAAGTACGGCAAGTACATTGCGGCCGCACAAGACAAAGGTCGTTAATCCAAAAAAGAAAGGGTGCAGAAATGCACCTTTTTTCTTGACTAAGTAGTCAAAAGACAGTATAATATATACATTGTAAACAGGAGCATTTATGAGTTATCTAGATCCCATCGTCGATAAAATTGTTGTAGCCCGAGTAGGCTTACTGCTACGTCATCCATTTTTTGGTAATATGGCTACCCGTATGAAACTAGTTGATGCTAGTGATTGGTTGCCCACTGCCGCTACTGACTTCCGTAACTTTTATTACAATCGCGAGTTCTTTGAAAAGATGACTCCACGTCAAGTAGAGTTTGTTGTTGCTCACGAAATTTTGCACTGCGTCTTTGATCACATGTTGCGTGTGGAAGGACGTGATCGTCAAATTTGGAATATTGCCGCTGACTATTGTGTTAACGGTTTGCTAAAGCGCGAACGTATCGGTGACGATCCTCCTGTTAAATTCTTCCATGATCGCAAGTATGACGGCTGGAGTGCTGAACAAGTATACGACGAAATCTTCAACAAGTATGACGAAGAACAACTTAAACAGTTGGGTGAAATGTTAGATCAACATTTGGACGGCGAAGGTGACGGTAAAGATGGACAGCCAAAGCACAGTCAAGAAGAATTGAAAAAGATTCGCGACGAGATCAAAGAAGCAATGATTCAGGCCGCACAAGCCGCAGGTGCTGGCAACGTGCCTGGAGAAATTGGTCGTATGATCAAAGAAATGACAGAGCCTAAAATGAATTGGCGCGAACTGTTGCGTCAACAAATTCAAAGTACTGTTAAAAATGATTTTTCATTCTCACGTCCTAGTCGCAAAGGTCAAATGACCGGTGCAATTTTGCCAGGCTGTAACTTTGATACTAGTATTGATATCTGTGTGTCTTTGGACATGTCAGGTAGTATTACTGATGCAATGGGTGCAGACTTCCTTGGTGAAGTCAAAGGCATTATGGAAGAGTTCAAAGACTTTAACATTAAGATTTGGTGTTTTGATACTCGCGTGTATAACGAGCAAGATTTTAATAGTTACACCGCAGAAGAGATTTCTGAATACGAAATTATGGGCGGTGGTGGTACTGACTTTACCTGTAACTGGGATTACATGAAAGAGCATGATATTAACCCTAAGAAGTTTATCATGTTTACAGACGGATATCCTTGGGACAGTTGGGGTGACGAAGATTATTGCGATACTATCTTTATCATCCACGGTAACGATACTATTGTTCCTCCGTTTGGAACTCACGCTTACTACGAACCACCTAGTCAAAAATGAGTTTAGCAGATAAAGTTAATCCACTCAATGTTTTGGATTGTAGGGAATTGAGAGACCCGCCGGTACATTTTCATTATCTTTATTTAGATTTGAAATACAATACCCAAAAGCATATACACGAGTGGATTAACTTAAATCTTAAAAATCGATTCTATATTGGTGAAAGCCTAGTCTTAGAAAACAATCAGTTTATTTCTAAACTTAGAATTGGCTTTGAAGAGCCTAAAGAAGCCAGTTTCTTCCTAATTGCTTGTCCACATTTAAAATACTCTTCGGTTTAGTCTGATATATAGTTGTGCCTATACATCAGAAGGAGTAATATTATGGCCGAAGACCAAAACGTAGAAACATCAGCAACAGAAGTACCCGCTCAAGAAGCACAAGCAACTGAACAAAATTATGATCTAACTGTACAAGATCTGAGTGCTATTAAAAACATTATCGATGTTGCGGCACAACGTGGTGCATTTAAGCCAGCCGAAATGCAGGCAGTCGGTACAGTATATAACAAACTTTCAGGATTCTTGGATGCTGTAAGTAAACAAGGGAGTAAGACAAATGGCTGATATTAAGCATATTGGTAGAATGAAATCTACCGGTAGAAAGGTAGTGGTCGCATATAGAACACTACCTGGAGAAAGCGACTCTGCACTTGTAATTTTTACAGAAAGCCTAACTCCTGAACAACACGATTCATTAATCAAGTTAGTTGAAGGAAATGCAGGACAAAGCGCCTACGAATTTGCAGAAGTTCTGGGCAGGTCACATTTTCCAGATGGTAGAGTCATGCTTAACCATTTGCACTTCGCTGGCAAATTAACAAAGGTCAAAACTTCCGAAGTTGAAATGATTCCTAATATTCAAGCATCGATTGACTTGGCACAACTTAATCAGATAATTGCAGAACAAAAAGGCATCAGTGTAAACGATCTTGCACTAGGTAACAGTTTTGAAAGTAAGACTGTTGGCACTGTCAACGAAGTTCCTGCTGGTAAAGCAGAGCCCTTTGAAGTTAAAGCGCCTGTGGCTGAATCAAAAGAACCTCTTAGCGATGCCGACATTGCAAGACAACTTCGTAGCCAAGCAGACGCTATGTATAAAGAAGCCGCTAAACTACGTGCTCAAGCAGAAGAACTTGCACCTTCTAAAAAGAAGGCAACTGTTAAAGAAGAGTGACTAAAGGAAAACCTTTTCCCAAAGATGTCATAGACCAGTGGCCTGAAGTCTTTGGAGAAATCAATGTTGAGGCAGTGCCGTTAGCATATTTGCATTCATTAAGAATCATCTTTAAAGGTGGAAAAATATGGGATGTTAATATTGCTGGACAGGCGCGGGCACATGGCGCAGATAATCTTGAAGAACATTTAAGAGAACTTTTATCAAACTACGAAGACGAAATCGAACATATCGATTTTCGATTAGATGTTGAAAAGGTTAAGAAGGATGTTATTAAAGAAACAACTCGCTTTCTTAAAAAAAAACGACCTAAGAAAAACGAATGATAACAGCATTGTTTGCAGTAGACAATATCGGTGGAATGGGGTTCAAGGGACAGTTATCTTGGCCTCATAATAAAGATGATATGACATGGTTTAAGACCCAGACACAGAACGAAATTGTAGTCATGGGACGTAAAACTTGGGATAGCCCCGATATGCCAAAACCATTGCCTGGAAGATTCAATGTAATATTCACTAACAATTTTTTTGACTCTGAAACTGTAGAACAAGTAAGAGGAGATGTATGCGAAGCACTCAAGGCTTTGAAACATCATCATAAAAAGAAAAAAATATTTGTTATTGGTGGTCC